TCTATAGTTTCTATACCTGCTTTATTATAATGTGGTGGATGATTAACCATGTCCATAGTTTGTTTATGGTCTGATTGTTCTTGTGCTTGTTTCTTAACCCCTGTTAAATACTTGACAGTTTTAGCATCTGCTTTTGTTTCTATTTTTTGTAATTTTTCTCTCATCTTTTTATATCCTTCCCTAATCATATCTCTATACTTCATTTTTGTCTGCTTTAAAATCTATTCTTATTACGTTATCATTAATTGATTCTACTCTATCTTCTTTATTTTTTAAAGGCATATGTATGTCGGCTTGTTTTTGCAACATACTTCTATATCTAGGATTCAGTTCCATAACAGGCACAGAGGCACTAACTAATCTTGTAAAGTCCATCATGGCAAAATAGTCCTCATCATCTAATGTATTGTTTGATGAAGTTACAATATTGACTGTGACTTCTCCTGTCCATTTGTCTTCATCGGTTACGTGTGGTTTTATGACCAGTAAAAAATCATTTCTATTTGTGTATTTTTCTAATTCATCTTTCATATAGTATTCTCCTATTTTTATTTTGGTTAATGTTAATTTCTTTTCTCACAATCTATAAATGGGGGATGGTTATTTTTACCTTTTTCTCTTATCCAAGAAACAGGAATAGTTTTATCACTAAAAAGAAAATTCTTTTTTCTGCACCAATCAGCATATGTAGTCTCTTTATTTTTATACATTTTTGTATTACTATTGCTAAATACAAATCTTACATCTAAATGTGGATATTGTTTTTTTATCGCCAATGCTCTCACTCTTTCTCTACCAATAAATCTGCCTTTAGCTTCTATTATAATACCATTGTTTAATATAAAATCAGGGGTATAGGTGTGGTAGATTAACTCTTCCCACCTTATCTTTAGAGTTTCATAGCTAAACTTTGCTCGTCTGCTTTTTAAGCCTTTGACTATGGCTTTCTCTAAAGTTCCCCTATACCCATCTTCTAATTGTGCTCTTCCTCTCACTAGACTATATCTCTCCAATGCCAAGAAAATGTAGACGAAGGATTGATATAACCAAGAGCTTTCATCTCTTCTTTAACTGCTTCATCTGCTAGTTTCTTTGCTTCCATAGCTTCTCGCAAACCTTTCGTTCTCATTTCACGATATGCTTTTTTAGCCTCTGCTAATTCTTTCTCCATATTTTCAATACTAGCTTTTAAGTCTTCAATTTTTTTATCTGACATTATTTATTACTCCATATTTTTTTAGCTTCTTTTTTCATATCATCTGACCACTCCCATTTGTCAAAGTTAGGATAGACTAGAGAAGCTAACTCATGTTTATCATTGCTGATAGACAAAAACTTTTCAATGCTGAATGCTACCTTTTTTAATTGTTTTTTATAGGCAGTTAATTTATCTAATGTAAATATTTTATGTCCTTTAGGACTAACAAAGAATAAATCTACTCCTTTATCAGGGTATGCCATAGAATAAAAAGCCATCTGTCTTTTCTGTGCTTCAGTAGGTCTTGATGGCATTCTATTTGTGGTTTTTAAATCCACAATAGTATCTTTAAATAGAAAGTCTATATATCCCATAATAGGTATTGGCAAATCCTCAAGTTGAACTTCTACTTTTTCTTGGTATGTTTCAAGATTATCATAGTTAAAGTTCTCGTCAAGGATAGTGCCAAAACTACGAAGAGCATTCTTTTCTTTTAAGGTTCTTCCATCATTTAAATCTACTCCTGATTCGCAACACAATGCAATAAACTTGCTATCAAGTGCTTTAAAATCAAAAAAACCTTTCTCATACTTTTCTGCCAAAGCATACTCTTCTGCGATACCTCTTACTGCACCTGCACCACTAGATGACCTAGTGCCAAAGAGGTATCTCATAGTCCACAAAGGCATATCAGAGATATAGGTATTTATACTACTAGGAGATAAATAGTTAATATTGTGGACTTTAAATGGATTATTACTTTTCACTACTAGCCTTCTTCTGCCTTGACATCAATAAAGCCTTCAACTGTCTCCATTTCTTCTTCAGTTACCTCTTTTTTTGCTTTCATATCCCACTCATTATAAATATAAGTGTTATAATTATCAATCCAAGACATAAAATTAATAAAAGTTTCTTGGTCTTCTGTAGAAATATCTATTGTGTCCTGCAAATTAAGAGTATAAGTAGGTAAAAAGAAGGAATTGCCATTAGGTAGCTTTCTTTCTTCTGTATTTAACACAATGGTGTGTTGAACAGGTAGTCTTTTTACTTTAGAAAACTGCTTAAATGGCTCTCCCAAAGTTTTAAAAGCATCTCTATTGTCTACTTCCCAAATAAAAGGAGTCGTATCTTGCTTTATACTCTCTCCTTTATCATTAACACACTTCTGTAAATCAACCAAGCCAAAAATAACTCTAACTCTTTTGATTTGCTTAATAACTTCTTGTGTGTCAACAGGCAATGCTTTAAAATCTTTAATAAAACCTGATGGTTTACCACAATTAAACTTACCTTGATTGTCTTTTAAGTCAACATTCAAGTTATCAGACATAATTGTCTTGTGGTATATACCTTGTGGCTCTCCTGCCTTTGCAGACATATTCTTGACAAACCTTTTATACATAAACCTTTGCACAAAAGGTCTAACTTTAGCTGATTCAGCATAAATAGTCTTATCGTCAGGTATCTCTAGTTTAAAAGTTCCACCTTTTACAAGAACTTTATCCGACCCAATAATAGGACTATGTTGTATTCTAAATCTAGGTAAAGTATTAGCTTTTTTGTCAGAGGAACTGTCTTCTCCTGCCATGCCCATAGCTTTTGCCATGACTGCATAGTTATTTGTATCTATAGTTGTAACTTCATTATTCATTTATATTTCTCTCCTTTTTATACAAAGTTTTATTGTTATATCACATAATATCTTTCGTGTCAAGCCAATTCTTACCTATTTTCATGTCTAATAACAATGGAACATTAAAATCTACTTTAAATTGAGCATTTACGATATTGATTATATTCTGATTTATCTCTTTTATTAAAAAGACTACTTTATTTACCTCATCAGGATGCACATCAATAACTATTGAATCGTGAACAGTATTAACAATACAAGATTCCAATAAGGATAGCTTATTTTCTATGTGCATTAGTATTAAAGGCACGATATCTGCAGTAGCAAATGATTGAACAGGATAATTCTTTATCTGTGTAAAATGTGATACTTTTCCATAAGCACTTCTCTCTACATCAGGAAAAGAAAACTGCCTACCTGATGGTGTGGTTATCTTGCCTGTGCTTATAGCTTCTTTAGCCAATCGGGAATGCCATAATGAGATTTCTTTGTATTTCTTCGTAAATTGGTCATAGTATCTCGCTTCGGCTTTCGTTCTTCCAAATCCTGTTGCTCCATAGAGAGGTGCGAAGGTGTGTGCTTTCGCTTCCTGCCTATTAATCTTTTGACCTGATTCACTAATGACTTTAGCAGTATAGGAATGCACATCAAAGCCTGTTTTAATTTCATTTATTGCCACCTTATCTTGTGATAAATATGCTGCAGTTCTAAACTCTAATTGAGCAAAGTCTGCCTCTAATATTTTACCATCTCTCCAACGAGAAACAAACACTTTCTTTACAGGAAATGTGCCACCTCTCGGCATATTCTGCATATTTGGGTCTGCTCCACTAAATCTACCTGTTGCAGTTCTATGTTGTAGTAATCTAACATGAAGTTTGCCATCAGGTTTAATATGTGTATTGATGCCTTCAACAAAAGAAGATAAGTATGTTTCTAATGCTGATAATCTTTGTAAGTCTTCTAAAAAATTACTTGCTTGTGTAAGATTATTCTTTTTAGCTATATTCTGTAGGACACTTAAATTACTTTTATTAACAGTAAATCCATTTGCACTTACCCATTTAGATGTAGGTGCAGAAAACTTTAATCCTGCTATTTTTGGTGTGGCACGAAATATATATCCGACACCATCACAATGACTACACTTTGTTGGTCTTGCAAAAGGTGTGCCATCTTTCTTTATCTTTCTTATATGTCCTTTACCAAAACAATGATTACATTGTATGGCAGTAGTCTTATAAACTATATCAGAATTATCTTTTACTGCATCTTTATATGCCTTGTCTTCCATGTATGGCACAAACTTATTCGCCCACATAGATTTATCTTTAGGTTTCCTGCTATAAATTACCCAAGACATTTGTTCAGGACTACTTAAATTAATAGGTGTATCTCCCATTAGTTGTATAACTTGTTCTTTTAACCTATCTTCTATCTGTAGTTTTTCATGCTCAAATTCTTTTTTCACTTCTTGTAATTTATCTTTGTCTACTGAAAAACCATTTCTATATATTCGTGCTAGTGTAACTGCCACTTTGTTTGTTAATATAACAGAATCCATAAGACTTGCATATTCAGGAGTGAGTAATTTTTTGTATAATTTGTTTGACAATTCTTGTGTTGCCTTTAAATCAGCAGACAAATACTCTGATAATTCTTGTCTTGGTATCTCATCTACTCCCATACCTTTAGCAAAATATTCTTTTAATGTATCTTTTTTCTGTGTGGCAAGTTCATGTCTTTCAGCACAAGCCTCTAATGACAATGGTTCTTTAACACCTCTTTGTATAACATACTCTGCCAACATAGTATCAAACACTACACCATCATATTTAAATCCACATTCCCACAACCACATTAAATCATAGGCTATGTTATGTCCTATTAAAACTGTAGCACTATCTAGTAACTCTTGAATGCCTATAACTCCATCTTCTATGTCATATAAGTATTCATTACCATAGTCATCTAATATGCCAACCATAACTAATTTATTGGTAGGCTCAAATGGGTCAAGATGTAACTTGCCATCTCTCTTTGTTGTCGTATTCTCTACATCAAGTGTTAGTTTCATTACAAATACCTCGCAGTTAAATAATCTAATTCACAATGTTCCACACCATGCCAACCTGATAATTTATTCTTGACGATATTTAAATGTCTAGCAGGACTTTCTTCTTCATTGTCAGGATTCTTAACTGCATCTTTTGCAATTAAAACCATTAAGTCTGCTTCTGCTGCCTTTCCTGTTCTACTGCCTTCCATCATTGCCTGATTGAGATACATCTTGCCTTCTGCTTCAGCAGATAACTGCGACATATAAAAGATAGCACACTCATGCATCTTGGCAATTTGACGAGCATGAATAGCATTTGCTTTTAGTGCTTCATCTGCTCTAGCAAACCCACTTGTCCT